CCCATGTAAGCATAGATACCAATCAGAAAGTGGAATACGACCAGTTGGAAAGGTCCACCATTATATAGCCATTCATCAAGAGAGGCAGCTTCCCAGATGGGATAAAAGTGCAGTCCAATAGCATTGGAACTAGGAACAACAGCACCAGAAATGATGTTGTTTCCATACATTAGCGAACCAGCAACAGGTTCACGGATACCGTCGATATCGACAGGGGGTGCAGCGATGAAAGCTACGATGAAGCAGATGGTAGCAGCAAGCAGGGTAGGAATCATTAGAGTTCCAAACCAACCAACATAAAGACGATTATCGGTTGAAGTTACCCACTCGCAGAAGCTTTCCCAAATGCTACCACCGCTACGACGTTGAGCGATAGATGCAGTCATTGAAAATACTCCGAGTAATTGGGGGAATGTATTATTAAGAAACGTTTCCATTTCTTAACATTTATTTATAGTACCATGATAAGTAAGGTTTGTCAACAGGTATGTGACAATTTGAAAACTGTCCCATAAATATAATAGTCTCATAATAAAATCAATGTCTAAGTCAGCAAACAAAGGCAAGAAAGGATCGGGCGGGGCAAAACAGTCAAAACAAAATCAGGGTAACGCTACTGCCAAGAAAGCAAAGAATGGTGGGAAGAAGAAGTGAAGTATGCCACGAGAATGGAATACTCCCAAGCGTGAACCTTGGAACGCACCGATACATCACATATTAAAAGCAATAGACAACCACACGCAGGAGTATTTCAAGAGTGGTGATGTGTGGCATCTACAAAAAGCAGATATGTTAAGAACATATCTACATGAACTTAAAACCTGGATACATAAAGAAGAAAGAAAATGAATGAAGTAGTTTGGTCCGTTAATATTTTGCTTGGTATCGGATTACTTGGTGTTGCTTGGGTTTTATATAAAATTCTAACACTAGACAACAATGAAAAACAAAATACTTCTGATAATCATTCTGATGAGATTGATAAGTAACGAAGGAGTTTTCAATGAAAACAGAAGACCACAACCAAAAAGACAATTCCCAGAACTCATCAGATTCATCAGAAGACCAGCAAAAAGAGGAAGGAAAAAAGGGAAGTTTATTAAATAAACTTATTGTAACACTTTGTATTGCTACAATTTCTTATGTTGGTGTTACATTTTTGAACTGCAATTTTCTAGTTCCAGGTTCTATGGAAAGAGCAGATGCATTAGGTGGATTAAAAAATCCTCCTCCTTTGGATTGCAAAGAATCCGAAAGAAGAGGATATGATGCTTTATTTACTTTGTTTACTGCAATCCTTGGACTAAAGGCAAAGATGGAAGATTAAATATTTTCTACAATACTATCTCTCCAATCCTCACTCATATTCACCATAATCGCTTCTGCTGCTTCTGGTGTTTCAGCATATCCTTCATCAAGAAGATGTGAGAGGATGATGTCGTAAATATCTATCTGCTCTCCAAGTTCTCCAAGTGCTTTTGCTTTACGAACTTTGTTTGTTCTTAACTCACCACCAGCGCCCATCTTACCAGAACGAATCCATCGTCTTTCTGCCCTTTCTGATGCTTTTTCTGGATTATGAATACCTGCTCTGCGAGTAGGAGAAAGTTTTTCTAATGCTTTGTTTTCTTTTTGTTTTTGAAGTCTTCTCTTCTTTTCAAATTGCTTTATATTCATACCTTCATCCAACTCATTCATAACAACTTCCAAATATGCTTCTTGAAGACTACGAAATTCTTGTGCGTCCATTTTATGAATACTTTTTAG